TAAATTTTAGTATAAATAAAGTGGAGGTTTCGATAAGCTAATGGCAGTAACACACGCAAATTTTTTAACACAAGTAAGAAACTACACAGAAGTAGATTCTAATGTTTTATCAGATAGTATAATTCAAGATTTTATTAGATCAGTTGAATTAGATGTTGCAGGAAAAGTAGATTATGATGATTTAAGAAAGTATGCAACTTCAACTTTTACAGCTGGAAATAGAGCAGTAACTATTCCAGCTGATTCTTTAATATTAAGATCTGTTGAACTTATTTCTTCAGGAGTAAGAACATTTTTAGAGAAAAGAGACATAAGCTTTATATCTGAATTTAACGGTGCTGGAACACAAGGCACACCTAAATACTATGCTAACTATGATGATTTTGCCATATTAGTAGCCCCTACGCCTGCTGCTGCTGATACTGTGCAGATTAATTACATTAAAGATCCACCACAATTTACATCATCAAATAATACTTTCTTATCTACGTATCAAGAATCAATGCTTTTACATGGTGTGTTAACTGAGGCTTTTAGATTTTTAAAGGGACCACAGGATATGTACAAGTTATATGAAACTAAGTATAATGAAGAGGTACAGAATTTTGCCCTACAACAAATGGGTAGAAGAAGACGTGGTGAGTATGATGACGGGGTTCCAAGAATAAAAATCCAATCTCCTACTCCCAATTAATTATTAAAGGAGAACAATTATGGCAATAACAACTAATGCTATTTGCAATAGTTTTAAAAAAGAACTATTACAAGGCAAACACGATTTTGATACATCATCTGATACATATAAATTAGCGATGTACACAAACTCTGCAACTTTAGGTGCATCAACAGAAAATTATACCACTGGAAATGAAGTATCTTCATCTGGTTATTCAGCAGGTGGTAAAGCACTTGTTAACCAAGGTGTTAAAGTATCATCTGGTGTAGCGATCACAGACTTTGCTGATCTATCTTTCACTGGTGTAACTTTAACTGCTAGAGGTGCTTTAATTTACAATACAACAACTGATGGTGGTTCAAACACTACTGATGCAGTTGCTGTATTAGATTTCGGTGGAGATAAGACTGCGACTTCGGGAACATTTACAATTCAGTTCCCTGCATTCACAACTTCTGCTGCAATCTTAAGAATTGCGTAAGGATTAAAATGTTATGGCCACTGGATGGGGTAGAAAGACTTGGGGAGCATCAGATTGGGGAGACCTATCTAATGAAACCGTCTCAGTCAGTGGCATAGCATTATCTTCATCAATTGGTTCTGAAACAACTACTGCAAATGCAGATGTTTCAGTAACTGGATCTCAAATTACATCAACAAACGCAGGAGCTGTTGGAGGCACATCAGTGTCTGTTGCTGTTACTGGTATTCAATCAACATTTAGTATTGGTCAAGCTTTACAAAATTTAGGTGTACCTGTCACTTCAGCAGGCGAATTACAAACAACAATTGGAACTGCAACAGTAGATGAATCTACACTAACTGGAGAAGGTTGGGGTAGGGATGCATGGGGTAGTTTTGCGTGGGGTGTAAACTATTCAGTACAATTAACAGGACAAGAAC